CCACCACTCTCACAGGCGCATCTGCTACATTCTCGGCAACTGTCACCGGAACGGCCTCGGCATCACTCCTGCTGACTGCCGCAACCGGTTCCGTCGTGTCCCAGGGTGCTGCCGCGGCAACCCCGGCAGCATTTATGTCTTCCATCGTCGCGCTATCCGGTGGTTGGGCTACCTTCACCACTATCGGACTTGTGTCCGGCCAGACGACGTGGGACCCTGACAACGGTGCCGAGCCGCCAACTAACAAGCTGCTGTTCGCCAATTGGAACGCTGCGCAGGGCAACGAATTTCTGTATGTCGCGACGGACACCGACGCGCAGCCGACAACTTCGGCCAATGCGACGGGCAGCTTCGGCAATATTCTAAACGTGGCGCAGACCAGCGGCACCATGCCGCTATACGATCCGAACAGCATCGGCCTCGCCGCGTTCGCTATGGGCGCGATTGCCAGCATCGACTTCGCCGGCACCAACACGCGCGTTACGCTCGCATTCCAGAACAGCGCTGCCGGCTTGGCACCCGTCGTCACCAGCCAGAGCGTCGGCGCAAACCTTGATGCCAACGGATACAACTACTACGGCACGTGGGCGACCACCAACGACCAGTTTACGTTCCTCTATCCTGGCAGCGTGACCGGCGCTTTCGCGTGGGCTGATGCCTACGTTAACGCGATCTGGCTGAACAACAGCTTCCAAAACGATCTGATGGTGCTGCTGACTTCGGCAGGCAGCATCCCTTACAACGCCGCCGGTTATGCCATGATTTCGGCGTCGCTCATGAGCACCATCAACCAAGCCGTCACTTTTGGTGCCATCCGCGCGGGTGTGACGCTCAGCAGCACGCAGGTTGCCGAGGTTAACTCGCTCGCTGGCAAGGCGATCGACGGCATCCTATCCACGCGCGGCTGGTATCTGCTGATCCAGGACGCGACGCCGAGCGTGCGCGTTGCGCGCGGAACGCCGCCAATGACATTCTGGTATACAGACGGTGGCGCGATCCAGTCAATCAATCTTGCCAGCATCGACGTGCAGTAAAGGTAACGACACATGCCCTCCATTACCTCCGCCAATAGTGTCGTTACCCTCGGCATCGTTGGGCTTTACACCGTCCCACAGCAGCTTCAGGGCTATGACGTGGACGATATCTACTCGTCCGAGAATGTTGACAACTCCGAGGTCAAGATCGGCGTTGACGGCATTCTGTCGGCGGGCTGGATTCCTGCGCTCATCAAACAGAACTACTCGTTGCAGGCCGACAGCATATCGGTTGGCTTGTTCGAGGCGTGGTATGCGGCTGAGCAGACGGCGCGTGAAAAATACTGGGCTTTCGGCCTGATCCACCTTCCCGGCATCGGGCGGTCCTACGCCATGACGAACGGCATCCTGTCCAGCTACTCGCCGATGTCCGACGCGAAGAAGGTTTTGGCGCCGCGAAAGTTCACCATCACGTGGCAGTCTGTCGTAGCGGCGCCGCTGTAAGATGGCGCGCAGGGAAGTCACCATCGCGATCGAGGCCGAGGGTCGAGATCACGGTAAGGTCTTCAAGCTACGCGAAATGCCGGCCAGCCAGGCCGAGAAGTGGGCAGCCAAGGCATTCCTGGCGCTCGCACGGTCTGGTGTGGACGTGCCTGCCGACATCGCATCGGCGGGGCTGGCTGGCATCGCAGCTCTCGGCATTCGTGCGTTCGCAGGTCTGTCCTTCGCGGACGCCGAGCCGCTGCTTGACGAAATGTGGACATGCATCAGCTTTATTCCTGATCCATCCCGCCCTCAGATCGTGCGCGGTGCTGGCGGTATCGGTCCGTTGGTAGACGATGACATCGAGGAAGTGGCAACGCGGCTGAAGCTGCGCGCCGAGTTGCTGAAACTGCACACCGATTTTTTTACCGCAGGGCCGCTCTCGACCTCCGATGTGGCGGCGCCGACGCAGGTCGCTTCGCGGAATACGCCAACGTCCCGCGTGCGCTCGGCGCGGTAATTTCCGCTAGGTTGGCCACGCTGCACGAACTCGACACAGTGCTTGGCGCGGCCGATTTATACGACCTTCTTGAGATACTGGCCGTGGATAGCCACAACCAGCGCGTCGCGAATGAGCGGAGGGACTGATGGCAGGTGGCGTTCCTCAGCTTCCCGGCGGCGTTGCCGGCATCACGAATTCGATTAGCCTGCTCGGTTCCGACGTAGGGAAAGTCGCCCAGATGTTCGGCTTTGGTGCCGCAAGCTGGGGTATCTACCTAAAGGGGAAGCCAGCGTTTTTGCCTGACAGCATCATCGCCGTTGACGTTAAGGAAGACTGGCGTATCGCTGACTTTCCGATGGAAAACGGTGCCTTTCAGAGCTACAACAAGGTCCGCACGCCATACGAATACCGAGTCACGATGACTAAGGCGGGGGGTTCTTCCGGACTTGCCGCTTATGCCAACGTTCAGGGGCTGCTAGGCGGCGGAAACGCTGTATCCTCATTCCTTCAGTCCGTCGAAACCGCCGCGCTGTCGCTGAACCTATATGACGTGGTTACGGAAGATCGGACATACGGGAACGCCTGTATCAGCCATTACGACTATCGGCGCACAGCCACCAACGGTGCCGACATGGTGACAGTGGATCTCTGGCTAACCGAGATCAACCAGTCTGTCGGCACCAATTACAGCAACACGCAGTCGCCAACGTCATCCGGAAGCCTCAGTGACACGTCCGCGCCTGACGGACAGGACGCCACGAACACCGGCACCGTGCAGCCAGTGTCAGCAGCTCAGAATGACGCCATTCAAGCGCACGCACAGCAGACCATCAATGCGGCCGGAACCTATTTCTGATGCAAGTCGTTCCGATCGCAGATACCTACGCGCAGACGCTGAGCGTCACGCTCGCCAACCAAGCGGTCACGTTGGCGATCTACCAGAAAAGCACAGGGCTCTTTTGCGACGTGTCGGTATCTGGATCGACGATCCTAACCGGTGTCATCTGCCAAAACCTAAACCGCATCGTGCGCGATCTGTATCTTGGCTTCGTCGGCGACCTCATTTTCGTTGACATGCAGGGGACCAGCGACCCCTCATCCCCCGGCATTGGGACGCGGTTCGTGCTCTGCTATCTGGAACTGAGCGACTTGAATGGCGCTGGCTAATGGCGTTCACCGAAAAACTCATTAACCTCACGTTTCAGCTAAGCACAAGCCAGCCGCCGGGACCGAATAGCGGTGGTGCTGTCCAGCAGTGGTTCACGAGCGCGAACGGCCAAAGCGGCGACACTGTGAGGGTGACTGGAACGCGGACGCAGGTCAGCGCAACCATATCGCTTGGGAAGGCTTTCGACGTTCATGTCCGCGTTTACGGCCTCTCTCCGTCTCTGCTTAACAAACTAAGCGGGATGTATGCAGCGCAGGTTGTCGCGATGCAAAACCACCTGACGATCGAAGCTGGCGACGCAAACGGAATGGCTGTCGTCGGTTCCGATCTACTGATAACTGAAGCATGGTTGGACCTCAATAACCAGCCCGACTCCGTTCTCACCCTGGCATGCGCCGACGTTGGCGGCACACTTCGGCTTGCTCCGATACCGCCGACCAGCGCGCAGGGATCAGCAAATGCGGCGACGCTGCTGCAAACGCTGTGCAGCCAGTTCGGGCTTACTCTTGAGAATAATGGCGTTAACGTCCAGATTGCCACGCCATATCTCTGCGGCGCTATGCTTGAGCAGGTTGAGCGGATATGTCAGGCAGCCAATCTGTCATGGGGGATCGAAGGGAAAACCCTATGGGTGTATCCATATGGCAGCTACAGAACGAATCAATCCGTCGTTGATGTGGGCGCAGGAACAAGCACACCACTGGTAGGATACCCGACCTATTCGCAAGGTGGCCTTGCATGCACGACGCTGTTCAATCCGAATATCCGGATGGGTGCTCAGATCAAAGTCAATTCATCGATGCTGCGTGCGCAAGGGACGTGGAACGTGCAAGGCGTTTGCCATGCGCTGGAAAGCCAAACTCCTGGCGGCCAATGGTTCACGTCGGTCCAGACAGTTTCGCCAAACTTGCCGTCATAGGAGGCTGCCATTCCGACCGTCGTTGACAGCCTGATTGTTCAGCTTGGCCTTGACTCCACGCAGTTCAAGAAGGCGCAAGCCGACACTGATGTTGCGCTAAAAAAGATTGAGGAAGGCGCAGGCAAGACAGCAAAAGGCGTAAACGCCTCATCCTTCTCGATGGGTGAGGGTTTTCTTTCCGTCGCGCGCGGCGCCGGAATGGCAGTCCTAGCCATTACAGCGGCGGCGACTGCGGCAGTGAAGTTACTGGCTGCCACAGCCAAGACGGACGCCAACCTTGGGTCAGTGGCCGCTGCTGCGGGGATAGCAGCACAAGACCTAAACGATTACGAGCAAGTCGTTCAAAAACTCGGCGGCTCTGCTGGCGACGCTGACGCGGCAATCGGCAGCCTCGCTAGGCGCATGGAAGGAATGAAAAACGGCGAGCCGGGGGATACGCCAGAAATCCTCGGTAAGATCGCCGCGCTGTCACACACAAACCTCGACATGAATAAGTTCATGGGTGAGGGCACGTCCGCGCAGATGGCGGACACCTTGGACATGCTGTCGAAGATGACAGCCAAGGACCGCGCCTATTGGGGCGCAAAACTGGGCTATTCGGCAGAGTTCCTAAAGCTCGCGGCCATGAGCCATGACGAGCGGACACAGGCGCTTGCTGACACCACAAAGATGTCAGAGCAGGACATCGCCGCCGCAAAAGAGTGGCAGGAAGCATGGGTAACTGCAGAACTTGCGTGGAAGAACTTTTGGACTAAGGCGCGCACGCTCGTCGTGCAGACGATGAAGCCGGTTTACGCGTGGCTTGAGGGGGAGTGGACCGAATACGGCGCGTCGGTAATCGGCATACTCGGTAAGATTGAGGGCGGCTTCATCACTATGTTCGGCAAGCTGAAGGAGCTTGGCGGCAAAGAACTTGCGTTCATCGTCGCGCTATTCAGCGGCAGCGCAACCGATATTGAGAACACATGGACGGCCATGTGGGAGCAGTGGAAGGCTGACTTTCTCGGTATCGTGGACTGGATCAAGGGCGCTGAGCCGGCCGTCATGGAAGCCATGAAAAAGGCGTTCACGTCGGCGATGGACTGGCTGACGGGCCGCTTCCACGCCATCACGGGCGCCATCGCCGATGCGCTGGCCAAGATCGGCATTCACATTCCGAGCCTGGTATCCAGTGCTGCAGCGGCCGAGCCCAACGGAGATCACCCGGCGGCCTCCCCCAACGGAGCGAACCCGGGGGCCGAACCCAACGGCGTTCACCCGGGGGCCGAACCCAACGGCGTTCACCCGGCGGCGAACTCACGCGGCGCTGGCGGTGGTGGTGGCTCTACGGCTGTCCCTTCTGGCGCTGGCGGAAACGGAACCGCAGATGCTGACGTGGCGCAGCTCATGCGCTTAGGATGGACACGCGAGCAGGCCATAGGCATTGCCGCTAATATCCACGAGGAAAGCGGCGGCAACGAACGTATTCACGGCGACAACGGCAAGGCATACGGGCTGGCGCAGTGGCATGCCGATCGACAGGCAGATTTTGCGGCTTGGGCCGGGCACGATATCCATCAGAGCACGCATGAAGAACAGGTTGCTTTCATCGATCAGGAACTTCGGCACGGTTCTGAGACGTTGGCGGGGAGAATGCTGAAGGCAGCACAGAACGTGCGCGACGCCGCCGGGACAGTGGCCAGGTATTACGAGCGCCCAGCCGATAAGGATGGTGCAAGCACACGGCGCGGGGCGTGGGCACAGCAATATGCTGCTGCGCATCCAGCAGAGCGCTATGCTGCGCAACATAACACAACGAACAGCGCGAACCACGTCAACAGCACAGTCAGCGTGGGACAAGTCAATATCCATACCAAGGCAACGGACGCGCAAGGTATCGCCAAGGATTTCAACGCCAAGGTTCGGGACCAATATCAACAGGCATTTTATGCCAACCATGGTTTGTCATGAGCGGCTTCCAGGGTGCGCAGCAATCAGCTACTGCGCTTCATCCGCAGGCTGTAACTGACTTCCATATCAAGTCGTCGCAAGCCAAAATGTGGACATCGACGCTTGTCAAAGTCGTCTCTGTCACGAACAGCGGCGGCCTATCGCCGAGTGGCACCGTCGATATCATGCCGCTGGTAAACCAGATCGACGGGGCAGGGAATGCGCAGCCGCACGGCGTTATCCACGCCTGCCCATACTCACGAATGCAGGGCGGAAACTTCGCAATCATTCTCGATCCGCAGGTTGGCGATATTGGAATCGCGGTGTTCGCGTCTCGCGATATCAGCTCGGCAACTGCGAACAAGGGACAATCAAACCCTGGTTCACGGCGCCAATTCGACCCTTCGGACGGCCTATACGTCGGCGGGTGTCTGAACGGAACGCCAACCGCATTCGTCCAGTTCCAAGCTTCTGGAATCACCATCCACCATCCGACAAATATAACCATAGACGCGCCACAAATTGCGCTCAACGGGCAAATCACGCAGACGCAGAACGCGGGCGGGGGAACTGGGGCAGTATCTATGACGGGACCGGTGACTGTTACGAACGAGCTTACCGCCAATGGCCATACCGTATCTGCTCACCACCATACACAGCCGGCGGATAGCCACGGCGACACCGAGCAGCCAACCAGCACGCCGGTCGGGTGATAAATGCCAATCCTAACTGGTGCAGACGGTGCCCCCCTAACGGGGCCAGACGGCGCATGGCTGACTGACATCAATGGCACAGGCGACAATGCCGCGTGGGCATACACGGCACCAATACAGGGTTCGAACACGACGCTATACCTTCTTCCTGACACATGGGACCTGACCGCCGACGCCTTCGGAAACATCGCACTTGCCAGCGAGCCGTATGCGCTGGCACAGGACGCCGCCAGCGCTATCAGGACGTTCGAGGGCGAGTGCTATTACGACACGACGCAGGGCCTGCCCTACTGGCAGCAAATCCTGGGGAAAATGCCGCCTCTGTCTCTGGTGCGCCAGAAGATGGTGGACGCGGCGCTTTCGGTCCCAGGTGTGGTTTCCGCGCGCGTTTTCTTTTCGGGCTTTGACGACGGCACCCGTCAGCTATCCGGACAAGTGCAGGTGACGAACGCAGCCGGCGAACTGGCGGGAGTTGGATTCTAGTGAGCGGGTCAACCAGTGTTCCGGCGCCGATCTTCACGGCTACCGGATTCGTCGCACCAGCCGAAAGCGCCATCCTGGCTGGCGCACAAGCCGACATCAATTCAGCCTTTGGTGGAACTATCAACCCTGCGCTTACGACGCCGCAGGGGCAGCTTGCAACCAGCGAGTCCGCCATTCTTGGCGACGTTAACTCAACATTCCTGGCGCTCGCGAATGGCGTGGACCCTGCCTATGCGACGGGTCGTATGCAGGATGCAATTGGGCGCGTTGTGCCAGGTAACGGCTTCTCGCGCATTGCGGCGACGCCAACCGTCCTAAGCGTCAACTGCGTCGGACTTGTCGGCGTCGCCATCCCGTATGGCGCGCTGATACAGGACAACGCCGGCAATCTGTATTCCTGCGCTCAATCTGGCACGATTCCATCAACCGGAACAGTCACGCTGCCGTTCACGTGCCAGGTGACGGGTCCGATCGCCTGTCCGGCGCAAACGCTCACCATCTACCAGACTGTCCCAGGCTGGGACGCTGCGGCCACGACTTCAGCGGGTGTTCCTGGCACACTAGTTGAAAGCCGAGCGGCATTCGAGACGCGGCGCTCAGCGTCGGTGGCGTCGAACGCTGTCGGAACGCTGGCGGCAATCAGCGGTGCAGTGCTCGGCGTCTCTGGCGTGCTTGACTGCTACGTGGTGGATAATCCTACCGCGTCGCCGGCAGTCATTGGCGGCGTAACGATCCCGGCGTGGTCGCTCTACGTTGCGGCCATAGGCGGAACGCCAGCGGATATCGCACAGGCGATCTGGACGAAGAAACCGCCGGGCTGCGCCTATTATGGGAACACGACAGTAACCGTCTACGACAACGGATACGCGACACCTCAGCCATACAGCGTGACATATCAGACGCCGACGCTTACGCCGATTGGCGTTTCGGTGGTCCTGAAGAACTCGACGCTTGTTCCGTCAACTGCGCTCGCATCGATCCAGCCTGCAATCGTGGCGGCGTTCGCCGGAACTCTCACCATTCCGCGCGCCACCATCGGCTCAACCATTTTCGCAAGCTGGTATTATGGCGTCGTCGCCGCACTCGGCGCATGGGCACAGATCGTTGATATCCAGATCGGCACATTTGGCACTGGATGCGCGGCCGCATTTACAGGTTCGATTGCAGGGACGACGCTCACCGTTTCTGGTGTTACTGGAACGATGGCCATAGGCCAGATCGTAACCGGATGCACGACGCCAACGATCATAACGGCCGGTAGTGGCACGACCTGGACGGTTGCTGCTTCGCAGACATCATCGTCAGCAGCCATGACGGCATCCACGCCGGTTAACTCGGTTGCCATGACAATCGCGCAGATGCCGACGCTTGCGGCCGCGAACATCGTCCTCACGCTCCAATAGGATACCGACATGGCTGACCGGATTATAACCGCGCTTGACGTGTCGGAAGCGCTTGGCTCTACGGTGCTCCAGGCAGCAAACAATCTGAACGATGTCGTCAGCACCACGTCGGCGCTGACCAATCTTGGAGCCGCGCCTGCGGCATCTCCGACATTCACTGGCGTCATCACACGGAACGGCGTCGAGGCCATTCAGAGCCACGTCCAGGTTGCGGCAACGGCCGGTTCAACGACGTTTCCGGCCACTGCCTCAACGCTGGTCATAACTGGCACCGGCACCACTGCGGCATTCACCGTGACGCTACCAACCACTGCCACTATCGTTGACGGGCAGACAGCCCGTGTCACGTCCTCTGGGCCGACCATTACGACGCTCACCGTCACGCCTGCCAGCGGGCAGACGGCGCCGGGTGCGCCGACCACACTCAGTCCAACCGCGCCGTTCTCGCTGTGCTGGATCGCCGCGTTGTCAATCTGGGTGCGCCAGTAGGTGGCCTACCTAACCGGCCTAGACGGAGCGCGGTTGCTGGGGCTAGACGGCGCGAATCTGACAGATGGTCTTCCGACATCGACATTCGATTATCGCGACACAATTCTCAGCCAATACGCCAACTCTCCTATTTTCCTCGCCATGCTGGCCAGTCTGGACGCGGCGATCGACCAGTGCCCTAATGTCACTGCGTTCTGCTGGAATGTTTGGAACATCCGAACCGCAGTCGGCTACGGGCTTGACGTGTGGGGCCGAATTGTCGGCGTGGGGCGCTATCTGAACGTCGCGGCGTCAACCGACTTTGGTTTTGCGGAGCCAGGAGACACATCAGAAGTAGGATTCAACCAAGGTCCGTTCTACTCGGGAGCCGCTGCCACCACAACAAACTGCGCGATGTCGGACTCCATGTATCGTCAGGTAATCTTGGCAAAATCAATGTCCAACCTGTGCGACGGATCGATACGCGAGATCAATATTGTGTTACGCGCTCTGTTCCCTAGCAGCGGAACGGCATGGGTGACGGACGGTCAGAACATGACGATGACTTATACGTTCAACTGGTTCCTCTCGCCAGTCCAATACGCGATCGTCACGCAGACGGGTGTTCTTCCGCGCCCGTGTGGCGTGGCTGTGTCGATCGTCCAGCTATAGGCCAAACATGCAAGATTCAAACATCCCTGCTAAGTTCTCGATCCCATTCGCCAACGGCGCTGGTGCGGGATACATCCGAACGGTTCCGCAGGCGTCGCAGATCAGCGTTCAAAACGGCGCTGCGTCGCTGACGGATGGCTTCCCTCCGGATTGCTTTATTTCGATTGCTGCTGGCGGGTCGTGGCCGTTTGGACAGGACTTCAACGGACTGTTGAATCAGAGCACGGCCTGGAACCGTTGGCAGGCCGCTGGCGGTCCCGTAACCTACGACGCCACTTTCTCGTCTGGCATCGGAGGATATCCGAAGGGCGCGGTGTTGATGAACGCCAACATGAACGGTTGGTGGCGCAACACAGTCGATAACAACACGACAAACCCAGACACCGGGGGCGCTAACTGGGTCACGTTCGGCGGTAAGTATGTAGGAGAGGTGTTCGCTTTTGCAGGCGCCGTAGCTCCTGCGCTTTGCTATCCATGCGATGGCCGCGCGCTGAGCCGATCTACGTATTCGTTGCTGTTTGCTGCGATCGGGACTACGTGGGGCTCTGGCGACGGCAGCACGACGTTTAATATCCCTGATTTGCGCGGAAGAGCGCTTGCCGGCGCCGATAATCTCGGCGGGACAGCAGCCAACCGAATGACCGTATTTTCTGCAACGCTTGGTGCGGTTGGTGGGGATCAGAACCTTCAGGTTCATTTGCACGGCATAGCGCAGACTACCCACAGCCACACCGCCGGGGATTCCGGCCACAACCACGAAGATTTGGGCCACGGCCACAGAGATCCGGGCCACAACCACGGAGATGGGGGCCACAACCACGGAGATTGGGGCCACGGCCATGGCGACAGTGGACATGGGCATGGCGCAGGTGACTACGGGCACCAACACAGTTGTGTTGTAGACGGGGGTACGTTGGCAGGAGGCACGTTGGAAGCCAGGCCTGGCTGGACAGATGGAGCAACCGGGTGGGGGAACGCGAACATTTACGTGAGCACTGGATACGCAAGCATCCAGACAGGATATGCCAACATAGGAACCGGATATGCCAACATAGGAACCGGATATGCCAACCTAGGAACCGGATACGCCAGCATAGGAACCGGATACGCCAGCATCTATACAAATGGCGCGTACGCCGGAATCGGGAATACTAATAAC